TTGCCATTACTTTTTTTTAGTTATTTATTTGTTTTCAAGAGCTTTGACTTTAGCAGTCAATTCTTTGATTGCCTCTATCAACACTGGGATAATTTTAGGATAATAAACAGCGACATTACCATCATCCCTTGTGGTTGTAATACCAGGTAATCCCAATTTATCAACATCTTGTGCGATAACACCTGTATCCAATGTACCAGGTAAACACCATTCTGGTGCATTTTCTTTCCAAGTATAAGTGTAACCTGTTAACATACCAACTTTATCTAGAGGTGACGAAATTATATTTAAATTATCTTTATACTTTATGTCTGAAGTATTAAATGCCATGATGTCACCAGAGACATCTAACAAACCTTCTATTCTCACACCTGTGCTTACAGTTTTTAATTTAGTGCTTCCATTATGTGCAATCTGTACATCTCCAGATGAATGAGTCATCACCATGAAGTTTTGACCAGTTGTCTTCTCAAAAACAATTTGGTTCTGACCTAATCTAAATCTTAAGTCATCATCTCCAGTATGATCGATTTGTGTTCCATTTGAAGTTGTATGAGTGATTGTTGTATCATCACTATCACCAAATGCTAATGAAACATTATCAGGGAAGAAAGCACCTCCATTAAATGTTGTTATACCAGTAAATGATGATGGAGTTTGAACATCTAATTGTGGAACTGTCAATATTCCAGTTATGATTGCACCTGATGTAGTTGCAACTACTCTCGTAACACCATTAGCATCAACTAATCCACTAGTTGTGATTCCTGTTAAACTTGATCCATCACCACTAAATGATGTTGCAGTAAGAATTCCAGTTACGACAGCTCCTGTGTTTGTGGTTTTAAATCTTTCAGTATCAGAAGAAAAAAGTATTACATTAGTTGAATCAGCACTGATCTTAGTCTGAGTGTCACCACTATTATTTACTTTAAAAAGATTAGTTCCAATTCTTAACTCACCAGATCCTGATTCCCTTATATAAGAATGATTATTACTCGAATTATGATATATTTCTAAATCTCCACCGTTACCAAATTTTATTGCAGTATCATCAGGTAAATTAACAGTTTTTGCAATTCCAACACCACCAGATATGACGAGTGCTCCCGTTGTTGAACTTGTGGAATCCGTTGTTGTTTTTACCTTTACAGCATCTTTAAACTGTACTTCATTGTTAAATGTTACAGGACCATCAAACTCTGACAAAACTGTTTTAGATTTACCACCCTCTACAACTATTCTATCTTTTATCGTAGATTCATCAAATACTACACTCAATCTACCAGGATCTTCTCCTGCAACTGATGGTATTGGAGTATCAAATGATGTTTCTTCACCAGTAAGTGCAGACTTTTTCTGGTTTCCAATATAAAAGTCACCCTTGTTGTTCATACCAGTGTAAACTACAGCACCACCAGCTCTTTCCTGAGATTGAGATAAAAATTCTTCCTTCTCTGATATTGTTTTAATTTGTACTTGTGGCAATGCAGTTGAGTAGTTACCTGGACCATAACCAAGATATTCAAATGTATGACCTGACGCACGTAATATCGATGGTCTATTAAATTGAATCGGGAATGGTTTTACTTTTTTAATGAGTGATCCGTTTACGTGAGTTGTAACTAGTGTTCCAAGCACACCTCGAATAACTGTTAACTGATTATTAGATGCTGATCCAAGAGTATTTGAAGATACTCTCATAATCTCCTCATCTATTTGAATATATGATCCAAATGGGAATCTTGATAATAAATTTCCAGAATTAACACTTGTGCCACTAAAGTCAAAGGTAACACTTGTTGTGGGACCCTCCATACTTGATGCTAATTTGCCATGTTCAATATCAAATAATTCAACACCTCTGACTCCTAAGTTTTCATTACCTTTTCCAGATGCTCCATCATTTGCAGACAAACCATGTTTCAATACAAATCCATTATTGAATGTGTCATCTAATGAAATAGTATTATCAATGACAAAGGATGTTGCATTTGTTTTTGCTTTTACAATAAATGATCCAGCAGATGAATTGTTACCTTTGTTTAATTGAAATTTGTTTCCAGCAACAAGTCCATGAGGTTGATCCGTCGTGATTGCGATTCCAGATGAAACAACACTAATAGAGGTTATCTTAGAAGATGGTGCAACAATAAAACCATATTGTCCATGTATTGGATTCACATCTGTATTTGATTTTACGATTGATACTCTCTTTGTATCGACAACTCCTGTAATTCTAAAATAACTATCTGCAACTGTGCCGATACCAGATGATTGAATAACTAAATCAGATGATATACCTACATTACCAGTGGTTAATGCTGCTCCAGCATTATTGCTTCCCAATCTACCATTATTTCCATTTCCTATGACACTCTTATCAAAATGTCCGACCTGCCCTAACATACCAGATCCTGCGTTTGTTACCTCACAAGATGTCACAGAATTCCCACTTACTATTACTTTTGCAAGAGTTCCATTCCAAGTTGTATTATTTTGAGTGCCAGCACTTGTAAACACTTTGACATTCTCATAAGTTCCATTAGTGTATCCTGATCCACCTGAAACAGTTGCTGTGACAATTCCTGCTAAATTATGGTTTTGAGTGAATGAAACTATACCAGTAGTACCACTATCGGCAAATTGGAAAATGGATTTACCAATTCCTATCTGACGTATTAACTTATCAGTTGTCTCTCTAGTAACACTCTTGAGTGGATCATTTGTAACTACCTGTCCTAACGGAGATCTAACTGCAAACGATTTTGATGATTGTGGATTTTCATTTACATTATCACGATCTAATTGTGGATATAGATCGACGACATTTTGACTGTAATTTAATCCTGTATATTCTGTTGGAATGTAATTGCTTGAGTTTAAAGCAAAGACTTGGTATGTTCCGTCCTGAGTACTCTCAATAAATTCAGATATAATATTATTTCTAAAAAGATATACGTTAGACTTCAAATCAGTTCTCTCAAATCTAGGTAAGGTGCTATTTTTTGTATTGAAGTCGTTAGTTGCAAATGTAGGTATACTTTCAGTTCCTGTAGAATACTGAAACTCTAAATCATTTATTATATCGGTTACAGTATACTGTCCATTAAATCCACTACTCGCAGATCCTACTGGATTTGAAGAATCAGTAACATTTTTTATTGTAACCTCATCCTCTTTTGATAAATTATGAGGTTTTTCTGCTCTAATAGTTACAATTTTTGTAGCAGTATTAAAAGTACATGAACTAATAAATCTTAAATTACGATCAAAATCAAAATCTGCCCTTGTTAAATTTTGTGTGATTCCCTGATCTTTTTTTATAAAGTCTGCGTCAGTTCTGACCCCTGTATTTGATGACTCTTGAATTATAAATCCATTTTCAGGATTTTTGGAGTTAGCAATTTCTTTTGGAATTGATAATCTTAACTTATAAATTTTCTCATCTAAACTTCTTGTATCAGATATTCTCTTAACAAATGTTGGTTCAGATCTTCCTGTCAATCCAGTTAATGCTGTGTATATGGAACTATTAGATTGAGTATTTACATACCACTGATTTTGATCTGGATCAAATTGTACTGGATGTCCTATGTCACCACTTTCTTTATCAGTGACACGACTTAATACTTTAAGGTTAGTTCCCCCACTTAAAGTAATTGATTCACCATTGTCTGCGTTTGTTTTTGAAGATGCTAACTTAAATTCAGTATTAGATCCTTCAGGAACAATGGCAAAATAAGTTGTTTTCTCTTCAATGTTTTCAGGTAAATCTCCATCATCACTGATGATAATTAATTTTTCACCTGTGGAAAAATAATGATTTACACTTAATTGAAATGTGTTTTCTTTGTTATTACCACCAACTGCATCAACATTATATTGCTTTACACTACTTATATTTTGATTGCTTGGTTCCATTAATATATTTGCTGTTCGATTGGTGCCATTTATATCAACATTAAGAACTTCACCTGTCTTTGCACCAATTCTAAATCCTTGAGTAATTGATGGTGGTTTGACATCTTCAGAACTGAAACCAAAAAGATATAATCTAGCATTATTATTAACTGAATCAGTTTTACCCATATCAATTGAAATCCAATCAATATCTTCCTCTGCTGTCGTAATTGCTCTTGGAGGAATTATATGTGTAATAAATGCTCGATCATCTTTTTGGAAAGCATTCTTTTTAAATCCATCAGAAACAAGTGCTAATTGTCCAAAGTTTGAGTTAGAGTTTGTGATTGATGCGTCAGCACCTGACTGTGCCTCAAAATGTGTATTATAACCAATGGCAAACACTGATACAATTTGTAGTATTGAATCATTTGATATTTTTACATGTCTTGTCTCCCATCCACTTCTGTATATTGCATTAGAATCTAAATGAAATACTTTTGATGGATCAGTAGCTGATGATTGTGATGATAATTCTTGACCAGTTACCTCATTAATATCTAATCCATTGTAAGTTCTTGTTGAAGAATCGTACTTAACGAAGGATCTATCATCTTTTTGTAGTGAAACACCAGTAAACTGAGCAACAACCATTGATCGGAAACCAGTTGCTTTACTTCCATCAGCATGCATGCCATTCATACCATAGACTGATCTCAACGATATATTGAAAATATATGGTGAAGCACCACCAACTGTATCAGTTTCCACAACAACAGTAGCGCCAGTAACATTTGATGCGGGTGTCACCAATTCAGCATCAAAAGATTCTAACGAATATGTAAATATTTTTGGATTTGTGCTACTTATACTTGTAACTTTAGATGATACGTTATATGCTTGTGGAATAACACCTCTTATTTTTATCGGAGTACCAACATCTAAATTATGTTCTGTTTGAGTGGTTACAGTCACTACATTGCTTGGAGCACCTCCTTGACCAGATTCTGCTTTGACAATACTAATTGGATCTGCAGCAAATGCACCCACAATTTCAAATTCAGGTCTTCGAGAAGCAAATCCCTCAGTGCTTGCTGGAAACTTATCAGTAATGTCACGATTAAATGATCCTGTACCATAAGCTATTGACAACTTATGATAATACATATTTAAATCTGTTAATCCAGTTCTTGAATCAACATTAACACCATCTGCGTATTCAAAACAAGTTAACTTGTGATGAGAGAATGTTGGATTGCTTAGATTAACACCAGTAAAATTAGAATTATTTGTATATACTAACTCGGTATCCTTTCCATCAAAAATTGAGAACTGCCAAAAATAACATGCACCAGTTATACGAAATATTGCTGTTTCTGGTGTATTATTGGTTGGGTTTGGAACATATTTTGGTCTTATTTTCGTTTTTCTTAAGTCAAGTCCCACGATAGATGTTCCACGAGGAACGATAACTCCACCATGAATACTATTAAATTTATAAAGTATATTATCTTCTTGTGTCAAATCAAAATTTGACTCCAAGTCAAGGTTTAAAATTTGTGATGCGTTTTGTTCAACACCTGCTGGTGATAAAGTTTTTGCTATATTACTGCTTGCTTTGATCGCAAAACCAGGTCTGTTGTCAATAAGATGATCACCTGGCATTAAAAGTATGGTCGTTTTTTCTGTTATATCATTATTATTACCTACTTGATATGAAAATCTGGCTGCTTCAATAAGTGCTCTCTGCACCGTCTTAAATGGTGCTGTTTGAGAATTACCTGAGTTTGATATGCTATCAGTGGCATCCAAATCACTTGGACTCACGTATAAAATACGACCTTCTACGTTTTTTAAGAAATTATCTAACTTATTCAGTGGCATGACACAATGATTCTACTATGATTCTATGTTCTATTTATGTATTCAAATTTGACTTAATTTAGCTCTACATAATACCAAGTCACAGCAACCCTTTTAATTCCCTCAGTTACAGGTTCACCAGCGTGAGGATAACACCAATTTGAGGGAAATATTAAAGCATAACCAGATTTTGGTTTAAAAGAAGTGTGTGGAAATGAAGTTCCACCACCTTTAAAGTCATCTGTCAAATAAACGATCACAGATATTGTTCTATAAAATTCCCGTCTTTCTTTATGATCAGCGGTATCATGATGAAACTTATACTCTTGATTTTTTTCATATTGTAAAACTTGTATACCCTCTCTCCAAGAATGAGTATGATATCCACCAGGCACAGGATAGTATTGAAAATTTTCATGAATATTAATTAAACGTCTCTTGTATTCGTCCAAACTCTGATTTATTTTATTATGAAAATTTATTGTTAGTTCATGTGTCTCTGAAAGACAAGTTCCAGAACTGGTTCTTACATTAGGATCAGATCTTGCATTTTCAGTTTTACTCTCACCAAATACAGTGTTTTTTTCAAATTTAAGTGTATCAATATAACTATTCAATTCTTGAACTTCATTTTGATTAAGAATTTTTATAACTTGTATTAGATCATTCATGTCTCTATAATACATTTTTCTCATTATAACATAAATATCACTTAGTCAAGTAAAAACAAAAAAATTAAAATGAGCATTTCACATACTGTAAGTATAACAGCTCTCCAAATATGCAATGATAGTAACAATGTTGTATCTAGTGTAACTGTTTCAGTAGCATCCTCTGATAGTTCTGATCCTGTAAATACACTAACGACTGATTCAGTGCCTATAATATTAAACACTGTGGGTGTTACATCTGCTGTGGGATTCGTGACTTACGCAAACCTTACTGAAAGTAAAGTTTTAAGTTGGTCAGATTGCCAAGGAGTTGGTATTAGTACCTATATCGAAGATGTAAAAAATGCAAACATAGAGTATATAAATCATAAGTTAAATCCACCTGTCGAAAATTATGTGTATAAAGAGATTCCTTGGTAATCATTCAACTATATTTTGTATTTTAAATCCAAAGCTATATCTATCACATTCACTACCTACACAATGCCAAAAATAATCTGGTGGTTCAGGTATGTCAAATTCACGAATTGTAATTCCTTTATTGTCATAACAAGTAATTACTTGTCCATCTTTTAAATATCTAAAAAAGGATTTTTTATCTTCAGACGCATAAGTAATATACAACCTTTTACCATGACTACCCGAATTTGTATGCCAACCCATGTATCCTTCTTTTGGATAATAAAAATGTCCACTAATTTCTGTTTTTTTATTAGGATAAAGGTCTTGTATTAGAGATAATAGATCTTGTAATAAAGTACCAGTTCCATCATAAAAACTTAAAAGATATTCATTGGTATATGGTTCTTTGTTTTTTAATAAAAATTTTTTATTTTCATCAAGATATTCTTTAGATGTATTATATTGCCAATCTTTATTATTTTCATTGACTATGCAAAACTCATCATCTGTTTTTATTTTTGGAATAATATCTTGAATAATAATTTTTATTTTATTAGTTATATCAGTGTTAAAAGGATTTAATTCCATTAGACAGTCATTTCAATCGCACAAAGATAAGCGTTTCTAATTCTACCAGTATTACTAGTTCTTCTGAATTGAATGGCATATGTCCTAGTACCAGAATGACTACTTATATCAAGCAATTGTTCCTGTACAGAAACATAAGCACTATTTCTATTCGTAAATAATCGATTACCACCTACAAAAGATCCATTAGTGGTAACGATTTGTGTCTGAACACTTTGGTTATTATCATCATCACTATGTGAATGTTCAAAACCATAATATACTATAACTCTTGAAGTTGATATTGTATTAACTGAAAGTGTTACTTTATTTTGGTATGCACTGCTAGTAGTGTTTGATTGACCAGCACTAGAAGCCTCGTTCATTGATCTTACATCTGAAGAACCTGTTGGTCCTGGTGGTCCTGGTGGTCCTTGAGTACCTTGTGGACCTTGATTACCTTGTGGACCTTGAGCACCTTGATTACCTTGTGGACCTTGAGCACCTTGAGCACCTTGAGCACCTTGAGCACCTTGAGCACCTTGTGGACCTACTCCAGCAACCTCTATCCACTGTCCACCAGATCTTACTTTAATTGCCATATTATAAATCCAATTGTTTAATATTTATAGGAGTTTTTACTCCAGTCATTTGGTTAAAATTTGGAGCAGTTTTAAGTTTTTCTCCTATTTTAACAGTCTCATTCCGAAATGATTCCACAGCAGCACCAGTTTGTCTTTGTTGTTGTGAATTTTCTATCAACAATATCGGCATCCAAGTAACTGCACATCCCCATTCATCAACATCTTTACCAGTTTGAGGATCGTTTCCTCTAATTTGGGTAAACCATGAGCACTGTAAACCAATACAATCTTTACCAATTAGGGGACAAAATTTTCCTTGTTCGAGTTTCATATTAATCCTTTTGACATATTATAACATCAAGATAAAGAACTGCCAAGTTTACAGTTGGATTAGTGAATCCGTGATTGTGACCACTACCACTACCAACATTTGATGTTTTACCATTGGTTGCATTATTACCAGCATTTCTCATATTATAACCCTCATTATGATTCACAGCACCAGTTCCTCTTGCAACATATGAGTTAGCATTTATGTTTGATTGGTTAGGATGAGATCCTGCATTACTATTTGAGTTAAATATTTGGTGGAAGTGAGATGGTATTTGTGCTGTTGTTAGTGTATGATTTTGAACTGCACCACCACTTGTTGCCCTGTTAGATGCGAATGCAGTTGTAAAGTTAACTTCTCCACCAGATCCAGCAGTTCCTGATACAACTCTTAATGCTCTCTGATTTACAGAGGATGTGTCTTTAGTCCATCCAGTCGGTGCGTTTGTCTGCTGAAAAATCATACGAGTTCCAGACGGAAATGCTGCATCACCACTACTACCCGAAGATGTATCATACCATACGTCACCATCACAAAATGTTCCAGAAACAGAAGATCCAATGTATTTTGCTCCATAAGCGTTACTAGCACTTGGAATATTAATTGTTTTTGTATTTGTTCCTGTGACTGTTAAAATATCACCGCAAGTTCTACCTGTTTGATCTACTGCAACATCTGTAATAGTTCCACTTCCATTTATATTTGATGCAAAAATATTATCAAAGTATCCATTTGCAAATCTAACTGTATTACTTCCAATATCTTTTGAACTATCAGTATCTGGCATGAGATCTTGATAGACTTGTACAGCTCCAGTTGTCAATCTCAATTTTATATTAGTAGCAGCTCCACCAGTTGCACTTCCTGCTGTTACACTATCCCATAATTCAAACATCATTTGTGCAGTGGTTCCATCCACATTACACTCAATTCGACCACTGGATCCATTTACATCTGGGATACCAGCTTCATGGTTGAAAGCGAGATTTGCGTTTCCGTATCCATCGTTGATGGTCATGGCAACAGAACCACTACCATTACCAGATACTACCCTTGAACCAACATTTAGAATATTTGAGCTTGGGTTATAATAAATATGATTATCTGTATAAAGGTTTTCTGAAGTTGAACCACTATTATTTGAATCAACAAATGTAAGATAGTGAGTTGAATTTGTACCGTTTCTATTAATAGTTTTAATTTGATCTGCAGACGAAGCATCCGTTATCGTACCAGTGATCGTGCCATTAATTGTATTTGCATATATTGTTCCCCATCTATTACTTGATGATCCAAGATCTTTTGAACCGTTTGTAGATGGAATAAAATCAGAATTAGTTCTTAAAATATATGCACCATCTCCACCATTAACACCAAAATCCAAATATGCATGATCGGTTACATCGACTCTTCTTTGTATTCTTGTTGATGTTGTTGTCCAATCAGTTCCATTACTGTTTCTTACATTTTGAATTAATAATTTTGTATCATTACCAGTCACGGTTCCAAATACTGCCATTGTAGTTTCATTTCCAGCAGTATTACCTAAAGCACTATGAAAAACATCAAGTCTTCCTTCAGCGGTACCTGCAGCACCACCAATCGTGACATTACCAGATGAATCAACTACAAATCTATCCTCTGTATTACCAGTGTTTACACTAAAGAATCCACCATTACCTGGTATCATCTTAATTTCATCTATTAATGCGGTACCAGTCTGACCAATCTCAATTATTTCAGTTGATCCTGATTTTGACTTTCCAATTAATCTTCTCTTACTAGATGTACCATCATTTGTGTAAATGTAATCATTATTTTCTATCAGTAAGGCAACATTTGTTGGGCTAGTCTCACTACCAGTTGTATTAACAACTGTTCCACCTGTGGCTCTCAATACTGATGCACCCAATTCAGCTGTGCTTGCGTTGAATGTTAAACTTGTATTGCTATGTGGAGTTAGATTAGCTGATCCTGATTCTCGAACAAATACAGGGAAACAAGTAGTATCACTACTCTGATTTGTCATGGCTAATTGACTTGCTGTACCTGTTACATCTCCAGTAATATTTGTTGCAATAATATTATCAAAATATCCATTTGCAAATCTAACTCCATTACTTCCAATATCTAATGAACTATCACTACTAGGAATAATGTTCTTAGTTGGGGTAATTTGCGTGTTATTGAAATTAACAATCTCTTGATTATTTGCCCATATTTCAAACTGCCCATCACCGTCTTGTGCAATACCAGTATCATTATCACCTATCACTAGAAAATGATCAACCGTGCCATATAATGTTCCAGCTCCACCTGAAGCAGCTGGAGTAACATTTAGTCCGATATTACCATTTTGATCAATCACAAACTCATTAGAATTGACTCCCGTTGTAAATAATAACCTTCCACCTTGTTTATTTCCAGCACCACCATTATTAGATACAAGTTGTCCTTTGATTGACGCAAATTCTTCATTAGTATCATATCGGTTTGCACCGAAGAATGCGAGTTTTGTACCAGCGTTAGATACATTACGAGTGTCTATTAAACTAACAACACCAGCATTAATTCTAGATACTATATTACCATCATTTTCAATGAGTAATTTTTCAGATCCTGCAGTTGTGATTGATAACTGACCTGGACCTGTGCCAGATCCCCTTTCGAACTGCATACCCACGATGTCAACATCATTCCGAAATAAACCAAACATTCCTGCAGTCGTATAAGCATTATTGCTACTTCTCTCATTTCTAAATTGAAGTTGAAAATTTGTATCATTACCTCTGGTCATGATTGCTTGTACATTACCATCAACTACTCCACCGACATCCAATATTGCTTCTGGAGTACCAGTATTAATACCAAACTTATTTGTAGATGGATTAAATGTTAATAATGAATCTACTCTCATCTCTTCGTTACCAGAGGAAGACTCTGACATCGCTAAGAAATGAGATGAGTTTGCACTGGCTGCGGATAATGTAACTAAGGATGCTGCTCCTGTTACTGCACCTACAATAGAATCAGCATTTAATTGTCGAACATAAATTTGTCTTAGATAATTACTTCCTCCACCAAGATCCACACCATTTGCATCACTATTATTTGAAGCAGATCCAGATGGTAGAAGATGAACTCCTGCTCCTATTGTGAGTGTTGATGCTGAATTAGTTGATGACTTACCTTGTAGAAGTGGTGATTCGTAACCTGCTGCAGGAGCAACAAGAGCACTAACTGAGTTTGCTCCTGTGATTGCAGCATTTTCACCATCCCCTCTACATGTTATAAAAGTCGAAATATTCGCACTAGGAGCATCTGCATCATCTGATTGTATTACTTCAATCGCATCATTAACCTCTGCATTTGTATCATCACTTGTTCCTCTAAATATCGCAGCGTATGGTTGTCTTGTTTGAGTGCCAGAACCCATTCCTGCTAATTTAAATAATCCAACTTTTTGTGCTGCAGTGCGAAGATTATCAGTAAGACCATCAGTAAATGCATCATAACTACATAAAACTCCGATTGTAGTTCTATCCATATCACCAATGGCAGTTGCTAAATTGTTTGAATTAGTGCCACTTATATGTGTATCATAAGTTGAACGAGCAATACCAACTGCTATTATTCCAGTTTTTAGTGTTAAAGAATCAGTGGCATCATAAGTTATAAGATGTAGTCCTCGATTAGTAGTATTACCACCAGTTATTTGATCTACACCATTTATGGTGCATACCCTGCCGTTATTATTATTGTATCCAGTTCCACGTACATAGACATGTGAAGTGAGAACAAGGCTGGTATTAGATCCGTATCGAACATCTGTTTTAAGATTTAATGCATCAGTTTGAAGTCTAAGTCTTTCTGTTCCACCGATAGTGAATCCAAGAGTATCATTCGCAGGACTATGTAAATAAGTATCACTATCACCCAAGAAATACATTCTGACATCTCTATCAGTTGAAGTCTGATTAACGTCAAATGTTATTCCTAATCTATCATTATCACTTTCATATAATCTTATGGATGAATCAGCGTATAAGTCTAAGTGTCCAGCTGTTCCTGTAATTTTTTCAACTGAATTTGCTAACTCGTCCAAAAATAATGTAGGAGTGTTTACCTGACCAGCAACAACTAACTTATCCGATCCTTTAATATATGTTAATCCTGAATCACCAGCAAGAGCGCTGCCACCATCATTAAATATAACCTGAGTGTCAGCACCAGCACTTAATGTTCCTGTAATGGTAGTTGCATTTACTGTATTAAAATAACCAACACGCCACCTCTGACTAGTCGAACCAATATCTTGTGCGGTGCCACCAGGAAGTAACATTCCATCTGGATTAATGCGAAGTCTTTCTTGTCTTCGATCAGTTCTGTTACCAGTTGCTTGAGTCTGCCAAATCCAAGCAGAACCACCATCAGCCTGCACAGCACCTACTTGGTTTGCAACCGCAGCACCAGTTTCATTTACAGCATCAATAAATACATTTCTTGTTTGTGATGCAGAAGCGTCAGTTACTTTTAACTGTATTCCTTGATAATTACTACCAGAACCTTCTAATCTAAGACCTGTTCCATTGAAATTTTTAAGTGTAGTTAAACCATTTGAATCGACAATAAGTTTTTCAGTGCCTTGAGTTGCTAACTTAACTGAAGCTGCTTCTGAAGTGGATATGATTAATGAACCTGTTCCTCTGTGAGCAATTTCACTATCTGTGTCAGATCCACTATTTTTGCGAATAATTCGAAGTCCATAATCATCATAAGTGTCATCACCAATAAAATCAATGTATGCATTTCGATTTCCAGAATTGTCTCTTCCGATTACCAATTCAGCATCCGCTGTGCTTAATGATCCAATTTGAACATTACCTCCAACATCTAATAGATGTGATGCACCAGGTGTTGTGGTATCACTTTCACCAAAACCAATCCGAAGTGAATGTGCAACAGTCATCTTACCATCAGTAGTAAGAGCCATTGAACCTTGAGCATCAGTATGTGCATTATCTAAAAATACCCAACCACGATTACTTTGATTATTCATCTGGAATGTTGTGGCATAATTATTCAAACCACCAAAACTCATAGCATTATCAAAACCAATTGCATACGCATTACTATTCCAAAGTCGATATTTGTCTCTCGATGCTACGTTAGTTGCATTACCATTACTTGTTTGGAAAATTTGTGATATTAAAATCTTAGATGAAGAGTTGTATTCAAGGGAGGTTGAAGTATGAGGATCTTGACTAGTGGTATTGTGGGTTTCCACAAAGACTGGGAAACATGTGGTGTCGGATGTTTCGGTAGTTACATTAATTTTACTTGCAGAACCAGTCAAAGGTCCAGAGAATGAAGTTGCAGTGAGTGTTCCATCGACTTCGGCATCACCAGTTACTTTTAATTTTTTACCTGTCTGTGAATAATCACCACCGATATTTACAGATCCAGCTGATGTGATGCGAAGTTTTTCAGATGGTGTAATATTATCTTGTGAACCACCAGTAACTTGGGCATTAGCGTAAATTCTCAAAGTACCAGAATCCATTTGGATCATATTAGATCCACCATAATTACCTTGTGTATATGTGTATGCGGATCCGTTTGTTGTTACATGTAAATTTTGATTAAATGAAAACCATCTTGCACCACTATGTTGGTATTCAAAAATTTGAAGTGCCCTATCACCAGTGCTGTTACTATCATCAACTCTGAGTACTTCTGATACACCATAAGTTGCAGCTGGATTTGAATTAATCGTTAATTTTCCACCATCTGCAATTCTCACTTCACCATCAGATTCAATTGATAGCCTTGTTGTTGGGTTATGTGCAGTTCCATTTGCTTTAGAAGCGTCGGTTCTGAATACAATAGTTCCTTGAGGTTTTAATCCTATTTGTGCTGCACCAGTGTTACTATTTGCTGCATAACTTACCCACTGTCCATTTGTATCACGATAACCATTTGATGTTAAGTTAGTCTCATAACCACCCATATGAGTCAAGTTACCGATATCATTCAATTCAATGAATGTAGTATTTTGATTCCAAAAATCAGTTGGCACACTCTGATAAAAATTTCCAGTTAATCTGATATTACCACTTACATGAAGTTTTTCTGTTGGGTTGTTTACACTTATACCTACGTCACCATTTGAGTCGATGCGAACTTTTTCTCCCTCTGTACCACTAAGAGAAGTTTGGAAAACTATACCAGTGCTTGTGCTACCACCTCCACCACCAGTTATTATAGCATTACCCCCAGACACTCCCATTGATGCATATTCAGTGGTGGTGTCTGCACCAAATACCATTAAAATGTTTGATGAATCCGATCCATTTAAAATTTCAAGTTTATGAGTGGGATTAGTTTTGTTAATACCAACATTACCAGTTCTTGTTATACGCATTCTTTCTTCAACAAGATCAACATCAGAGTTAGTAGCGTCATCAACTCCAAAAACCATGTCTGCAGTATTGTTACCAGCGTCAACCATTCCAACATAACCAACGTATGCATCTCCTGAATTCTGGAAAGCCAATCCACGACTGATTGTATTAGCATTTGTTCTTATTGTAAGAGCATCTAATCCATCTGATGAATTTATTCTTAATCTTCCTGTATTAGGATTATATTGAAGACTGTCTGAATTATCATAATATAGATCTTGATATGAATCATCAGACTGTGATGCAGTAAGGAACGGAATATTGTATAAAACATTTGTTCCATTATGGTGAATTTGTATCTTATTTGCATTAGCTGCAGTATCAATAATAACACCTGAGTCTATGGTTCCCTTAAATACTCCATGATATTCTGTTGCGTCTACTCTTCCTCTATAACTAACTTTAAAATTTTCTGTTGCGCTATTATTAAAAACTCTTAATGCTAAATTTGTATCAGTGGATTGAGTGCTTGTTGCACTTACTGCGATACCTGTGGCAGTACCTGACAAAATCTCTAAATCAAAATTAGGACTTGCCGCTCCTATACCTATTTTATCTGCATTTACTACGACTCTACTATCATCAATGATAGTTGAGCCTGATATCTTAATTGCCATCTACCGTCTTCGTGTCTCCACTGGGTAATTTCTTTTATTTATCAATAAGACCTCTCAATTCATCAATTTGTTTCTGTTGATCTTTTACAACTTCAATTAATAATCCAATGAGTCCATTATAATTAACTGATTTAGTGTCTTCACCACTCACAATCTCAGGTAATACTTCTTGAATATTATCTGCAATCACACCAAGTGATGGTTGATTTGTCTCCTTCCAATCAAATGATACACCATCAATTTTCATTACCTTATCAATTGGATTATCAATAACTTGAATATTTGTTTTGTATCTACGATCTGATAATGAATCAAAATTAGTTGCTGCAACAGTTCCATTAACTTCTAATTCATATGAGGGTGTTGAATCTTTAATTCCAACTTTTCCATCCTGAAGAACAGTAATTGCCTCAAATTGAGTTCCTGATTGATTATCTGCAAAGAGTGAAAAACTGTTATTATTATTACTTCGTGATCCCATATATTTCAATGAGAATCCTTGAGCTGAATTATTAGTTTCACCATCATGATTTGTAGTTCCACCATCAACTCTAATTAAAGTAATATCATTACTATCACCACCAGCACCCACACGTATTGCTGTTCCATTATTTTCACTTACAAGTCGAATTGTTGATGATGATTCACCTAAATCAACAGTATATGCTGGATTAGTATTACCTACTCCAAGTCTCTCCTGCACAAGTGCTCTTCCCATTAAATGAATTGCGGTTAGAGTTTCACTTCCTCCAATTTCAAAACCATCATTTGTGCTTGGGGCAACTCTCCCATCTGGATGTTTATAACGTATGAATCCAACTTGTGAGGCACTTGTTTGATCTGTGAATTGTATTCTTGCACCATTTGGATAAGGTGCATTTGAAGAGGTTTTAATAAAAATACCATCATTATGTTTTATGTCAAGACCTGATGCAGGATCTGTGATTCCGATACCAACTTTACCATCTTTCTGGATAGTAATTCTTTTCTGCATCGAAGTGCTTAAAACTAATTCACCCTCATTTGTTCCTTTATATTCTGCCTGAATTTCTGCTAGGTTTCCAGCTCCTGGACTCTGATTAAAAAATAAACCTGCTTTGTTACCAACAGCACCACTTGTGTAAATTGAAATATTACGACCTTGAGTTGAGTTATGAGGTGCTACGGTTAAAACTGATGATGGAGTGGTAGTTAAATCAGTTCCGATACCAACTTTACCATTACTGTCGATGCGAAGTCTTTCAGTTCCAGAAGTTCTAAAACTGATAGTATCATTACTAGGAAAACTAATTGATGTATTAGTATCATCAATGTGTTTAATAGAATCAGCAACAAAAAGTTCATCAGCATTAATTATAACATCATCTGCGAAGGTAGCGACTCCTACAACATTTAATCCACCACCAGTAATATTAATACCAGCTCTTGCAGTAATAACACCCACAGCATCTATATTCGTTACATCATCATAAGTAAGAACTCCTGTGACTGTCAAATTTCCATTAATCTTTGCGTTACCAGTGACTTGGAATTTATCAGTTGTTTGAGTATAATTACCACCAATATTAACATTACCAGTTCCATTATCAATTCTCATTCTTTCAACAAAGTTACCAACTTGCAGTGTGCTATTAGAATAACCAAATACTAAATCATCATTCTGATGTCCTGAAACAAACGCGAGTCTCCCACTTGTCCAAGCAGCAAGACCACCACTTGATTGACCATAATTCAATAAAGTTACTGCAGCATCAGTTCCGAATACTTCAAATTTATTTGTTGGATTATCAGTTCCGATACCAACTTCACCTGTATCTTTGAAACGAACTATTTCATTTGTATTACTATCTGCTCTGAAAATAAAGTCACTATTAGCATTAACATTACCAACATCTGTTGTAAATACAAGTTGCCCACCAGCACTACCAGTAATTAATGCCCTTGCATTATTTGTATAATCTTTAAATTCAAGAGTAGGATTCGCACTTTTTGCAAGAGTTAATAATGATGTTGCACTTTGAGTTCCAATACCGACATTACCATCAGATGCGATGCGAAGTCTTTCTTCAGATCCAGTTTCAATAGAAAATATACCATCATCACCATGTAGTTTTAAACGAACACCATTATTATCAGCTAATGTACCAGTCTGACCAGCATTTGCTGAAGCAGATTGTGCTTGTATATACAAGAATGCTTCATTATTTGCTGTGTTCGATGGCATGAAGATGGATCCACCAATAACTGATCCACTACTTCTTTCTCTTGTAAAGTTTACTCCACTAAAATTACCATTTCCAGTATTTGATAGATCAAGTACTGCATCACCAGCACTAGCTTCAACAAAAGATGTTACATTTCCTGCACCATATACATGGAATTTTTCTACTGGATCAATCCCGACACCAATTCTACCAGAAGTATCCATTACAAAATAATCACTAGATCCAAACGCAGCTGCATTTGATATTTTAAATCTCGAAACACCGCCATGCAATCCAGCAATCCAATTTTGAGTGGTAGTTTTAAATCTTACTCCAACTTGGTTTGATGCATCTGTATCTTCAAGTAAAATTCTAGGATTGCCATCAGAAGTTATGTGTAATGTTTCTTGTGGATCATTAGTTCCAATGCCGACTCTGCCATCATTTCTAAAACGAACTTTTTCTTCAGTATTACAAAGGAACTGCATACTATTGTTAGAGTGATCATATTTTATTTCACCCCTTTTTCTATCATCACCAATATGTCCATCTGCAAATAAAATTCTTCCTGTTGTGCCATCACTGAAAATGGTCATACCACGACTTCCATTTCCATCTCCAACAACTAATTGATTACCAATAAAGTTAGTTGGAATCGTTCCAATTCCAATACTACTAAATGTTGCAACACCAACAAACGTGCTTATTCCAGTTACTAATAAATTGCCTGTGATTATATTCTCTTGAACTGTATTAATCTCACCAATAAACTCATTTGCATACACCTTATCCCAACGATTTGAATTTGTTCCAATGTCTTGACCAGTTCCAGCTCTTAGAAGGTTTCCACCCAATGTGGTATCACCACTACTATTAATCACGAGTGCACTACTTGCAGTATCTCTGTGAATTATGATTGCTGCTCTCTTATCATTATTAAAAATTCCACCAATTCGAACTTGATTTTCACTATCATAGAAACTGAAATGTGCTCCATAAGTAGAGGCAGATGGATCAACAAGTCTTAATGAAGTTTCATTGGCACCTGATCTCATTGATAGCATATCTTGTGGATTAGTATCTCCGATACCAACTTTACCATGTGGGAAAATAGCATTTGCAGAACCACTTTCTCTAAAGAACCAGAAATCATCAGTATCTCTTAATCCAACAGACCATAAGTTTGCATCATTACGGGCATATAAAACTCTTGCATAACCAGGTCGATCAATTTTAACTTGACCTATAACATGAAGTTTTGCATCAGGATTATCAGTTCCGATACCAACTCTACCATCTGATGGATTTAAAAGAAGGTCAACATCACTAGAAAAATTATCTCCACCTGATCCCTGTTGTGATTGAATCGAATTTCGATAATTTACAGTTCCAAATTCTATTCTTCTGACTGCAATTTGACCGTCATCATTGTATGCACCACCTATATGAGCACTGGTTCCATCAGTTGATGATGATACAACATCAAGAGCACTATCTGGATGACTAATTCCGATACCAACTTTACCATCTGATTTGATGCGAACTTTTTCTGCGGAAGAACCTGTTCCACCTGGTGAAAATACTATGTCTTCATTAGAATATGTTCTTAATCTCCATTCAGGATTTGATGCATCTGTGTCAGAACACTGAATATTAAATGCTCCAGTTTTACTTCTAACAGAAAATATATCCACATCAGTTGCGGATGTGCCTTTACAAACGTCGAGTCGTGCAAGAGCATTATCAGTTCCGACACCGACATCACCACCAGATTCGATGCGAAGTCTTTCTGTTCCTGCTGTATCGATTGCAAATGTACCAGCACCAGGAAATCCAAATTTTGTTGTTAAGTCACCAGCATGTTTAATATAATCAGGTATTATAACATCATTTGCGAAAGTAGCAACTCCAACGACATTTAATCCACCACCAGTTATATTAACACCTGCTCTAGCAGTTATGATACCAATCGCATCAATATTTGTCACATCATCATAAGATAAAACACCAGTGACCGTTAGATTTCCATTTATTTTTGCATTGCCAGTGACTTGAAACTTATCGGTTGTCTGATTATAACCACCACCGATGTTTACAGACCCACCATCTTTAATCCTTAGACTTTGATTACCACCTGAGTAGAAAACCCAATCTCCTTGAGAATATTCAGCAGATATAACATTACCATTTGATGTAGGACCATAGATGTAAAGAGCATCGTCATTCCAATGTGGAATTCCAATCCAAGCATTACTATTAGTGTCAGTTCTTTGGAAGAATAAGACAGTATTTGCTGAAGCACTTCGAAGTTGAATACTATCTTGTACAGTGAGTCGTTGAGATACATCGTCAGTTCCGATACCAACACGGCCATTTGAATTAAACTTGACAAAATCTGTTGTTGATCCTCCTCCATATCCTTGTATGGTAAAATGACCATCATTACTACCATCTCTTAACTGAAGTCTTAAACCAGATCCTATTTGTGCTAGCCGTGAAAACTGACTAGTTCCATCACTATCTTGAAGTCTTATGTCTGGGGAAGATGAATAAAGATGTAATAAATCACTAGGATCAGTGGTTCCAATACCAACATGACCATCGTCATTTTTGATTCTTATTCTTTCTTCAGTTTGATCAGTCCTGAATATCAAATCTTCATTAAAAGATGCAATAACACCAGTATCTACAATTATTTGTCTATTAAAATAAAATCTATTTCTATCTGTATAAAAATGAGCATAAGATGCATTTTGTGAACCAACTTCAACATATCCAGTAGACGTTGTTATTTTTAAACTATCACTAATCGTAGATGCATTTTCTAATACTGGACCACTATCAAGTTTTATATGACCTGCAACGTCAAGCAATTCTGATGGATTAGTTTTACCGATACCAACTTTATAATTTGAACTAAGATTCAAAACATCAGTAGAATCAATTTCAAATGATAAGGCATTGTGTGTCTGTATCTTAAATGGAGTATTAGCATCACCCTGTTCGGGACCAATTATTCTAAGATCTCTACCTGTTGCGAAAGATGATGTATGAGATATAAATTTAACAAATGTTCCACCATGATCTTCTGTAATTATATCAAGTTTTGTGGTAGGACTTGTGGTGCTAATACCAACCCCACCATTTAATACATGAATTCCTGATCTTGCAGTTATAATACCGATTGAATCAATATTTGTTACATCTTCATATGTCAAAGTTCCAGCAATTGAAACATTACCTTGGAATTCTGCATTACCCACAAATGTAGAAATTCCATTTACTTTTAATGTATTTGTTTCATATGTATCAACAACTATATTACCACCACTTGCATTGATATTTTTAACATAAAATGTATTCCATCTCTTATCAGCAGCTCCAAGATCTTGAGACTCACTTGCGCCTGGTGTAACATGACGATTTGCGTCGATGCGAAGACTTTCACTAGATCCATTTTCAATAGAAAATATACCATCATCACCATGTAATTTCAAACGAACACCATTATTATCAGCTAATGCACCAGTCTGGCCAGGAGCTGTAGCAGATTGTGCTTGTATATACAAGAACGCTTCGTTATTCGATGTGTTTGATGGCATGAAGATGGCTCCACCGATACTTCCAGTTTGTCCACCTGCTCTTTCTCTTCTGAAGATTATTCCACTGTAATTTCCATCTCCAGAAGGTGACATGTCAAGTACTGCATCACCACCAATAGATTCAATGAAAGATGATACATTACCTGAACCATTATATACATGAAGTTTTTCATCTGGATTATTAGTTCCGATACCAACATCACCAGCAAAATATCCTTCACCTTTGTAACTAACACTAAAAGTGTTGGTATCACTATTATTTCTTACTCTAATTGCTTTATTAGTATCTGTTGTTTGTGTAGTAGTTGATCTTGAAATAATGCCTGAACCAGAAGAATCTCTTACTTCTAATTTTGCAGATGGATTTGTAGTTCCTATACCAATGTTATAATTAGATGTTCCTGTGATCCAATAATCTGTTTGGTTACCAATTGCGAACTGTGAACTTCCATCTGTTATTGGTGCTGCAACTCCACATCCAATTAAAATATTTTCATTACCAGTGGTGAGATTATGACCAGCACAACATCCCATTATAATATTACGATTACCACAAGTCATAAGTCTTGCGGTGCAACATCCCATTA